TACGAAGAAACTTGTTAATCTCTCAGAGTCCCGCAAAGGCACCCTTCTTTTTCTTCCTGATGCTGCCCATGTTGACGCGGCCAGCGATGCCACCTTTGACTTCCTTCATGAACTTCTTGAACTCGGCTGTGCGGAGCTTCTCTTGATGTTTCTCGAAGGCGTCTTCGGAGTTCTGGGACATCTGTTCGACCCAGTACGCCACAGCCATTGAGAGGGCGTCTAGGCGGTCATCATGCTTTAGGCACCCCCTATCCCGCGTGAGACGAGTAAGCTGCCAGAACAGGCTGTATGAGGCCTCTGTGGCTGTCTCGAAGTCGCGGTTGATCAAAGTCTTACAGATGACCAGACGGTGCTGTGAGAGGACGGGTTCCAGAGTGTCCGCAATCCGCATCTCTTTCTGCTTCGAATGGGTGACCTCTTCGACCTGACACAGGTACTGGCCCCGCTTGAGGGCAGCCTGCAACAACTTGGTGAACATGCCGCCACCGAAGTTGCTCTCGACGATGATCACGTTGACCTTCTGCTCTTTGGCGATCTGTACCAGCTTATCCAAGACCGCATCGTCGTAACCACCAGTGAGACCACCAGCGGCTGTCAGGAACTGAGTACCATTAAGGTGCTTGATCACAGCATATGAGGTTTCATCCATACCACGACCTGAAGGGTCAATGGACATTGCTGCGCCTGTGTATGGCAGGAAGTCGTTGCCGACATGCATTGGACCGTAGAACTTGTCACCGGGCAAACCGGAGATGTGAACTCCTTCGATCAGATGCTCGGTGCCAGACGACCACGCCAGTTGCGCTGGAGCCATATTAGGGTCCAGAGACATCGTGATCAGATCGGCAAGCTTTAAGGGGAACCTCAGGCTGTCGTTCAGGTTGGTGTTCAACATAAACTGCAAGGCGAAACCTGCAGGTCCATACGACCGTGCCCGTTCATCAAGGTCTTGGTTGGTGAAACGATCAGGGTCAGTTGAAGTGTGGGTAGGCCAGCCACCTTCGATTAGCCGATAGATGAACGGAGCGAGTTGTCCGTTGTAGACGTCAGGGTCTTCTGGGATACGGGCAGGCCAGATGCGGACATTATAGCCACGCTCAGGCAGTTTTGCGTACATCGTCATGGCTGTCTGGGGTGTGCCTAGGAATGTAACCACACCACCGGGCTTGAGAACCGCATCGAACTCTTTCACAGCTTCCGAAAGACGCTCACGCGCAGCCTCTGTCGCGGAGTTGTTCAAACTCTCAACGTCATCCGCGAGGATTTCATGGGCACGGGAACCAGCAAGCTGACCGAAGATACCGACAGACTTCACTGAGGGGTCTTTCGAGGCTTTCGCAGGGCCTACGTCAAAGGATACGTTACTGTCTCTGTCATCCCGACCGGGGGCGAGGTACTGCAGGAGCGGCATCTCGTGAATGAGACGTTTAACGAACTTTGAAAAATCATCAGCGTATGGCTTGGTAGCGGACACAACCATGATCTTCCAATCGGGGTCGCAATATAGACGCCAGCAGACGAAGGCAGCGTAGACCCATGTCTTACCAACACCCCGAAAGGCTTGGATCATCTTACGGCGTGGGCCGTGCTGCATGAAACTAGCGATATCCAACTGAACAGGTGTGGGTTTGGGCAGGCCAAGGTGCTTCCACACCACATGAAGGAATAATCGAAAGTCCTTCTTGAGTGGATCGTCCATGGCTTCTCTACGGCGCACCTGTCTGGAACGCCCGTCGTGATCTTTTTCGGGTATCATTTGGTTTTCCTTAGGTGTGAAACGCAAAAACCCCCGCCAAGAAATCAATCTTAACAGGGGCTTATGGGTGGCACTTGAAGTGATACGTGAAGCCGCCCCCGAAGGGGCAGCCTCTTAGTTGTAGTAAGGCTCCTGTCCGTCGTCATCCAACGTTGGGAGGTCTTTCAGGGCGTCCTGCAGGGGATCGAAACGGTCAGCGCCGGGGTCGGCAGTAACGTCATTGTCCTTGAGGAACTTGATGGCAGCCGCGATGTAGCTTGCGGGGGCTGGCTCACGGCCAACCTCATCACCAGTTTCCTTATTGAATACAGGGATGCCCTTCTCGATGATTTCTGCAAGCTGTTGGGCGGTGAGCCTATGCAGCATGTCCATCATGTCCATGGTAGCTTTGCTGGCCATTAGAGTAATCCCATCTTGTGAGCGATTGCGGTGATAGCGGTAGGGACGATCACGCCTAGTGCTGCGGTGAACACTCCGACGCGGATTTTGAAGGCTTCCAGTTTCGAGATGCGGGCGTCTTGCTTCGCATTGTGGTCGTTCACTGTTGCTTCTACTTCGTCGAGACGACGGTTTGTGGACCGCCGCTCTTCAACGAGGTACTTTAGATCGCCCCTCATCTCACCGAGCATCAACCAGAGTTGGTCAGGTTTGGGGCTTTCAGGGGTCATTAGAAGTCGCCTTCCGTATTCATAGGGGTTTCCTTTGTTAGGTTTTGATGCAGTAGAGGAGAGCCACGTTACGCATCCGTGTTTCATCAGCAGCGTTAGCGTTTTGGATGTTGCCAACAGCATTGTATGCGAGTTGACTGTCATTGCCCCCACTATCGACAATACTTGTTGAGTTCGTGGTAGTCACCGTAGCACCCGAGATACTGTGTTGGTGTTGTTCAATCGCGTGATCTTGGAAGCTACCAAAGACACGACCTGTATCGACACCACGACCATCATCCCAACCACGCACCACTTCGGCACGTAGATCAGGACTTAGAGGGTCACCACCAGAGGAACCGTAAGGAGACCCTGCGTCGATGAGAAACTGGCGAAGAGCGGGGTTTGATGCAGTCACAGGCGTCCCGTCAGCCTTTATCCATCCGGTAGGGGGAGTTGGACTAGCGAATGAAACGACCGCACCAGTAGGCACGAACGCTGTTGCTACGGCCAAGGCGGTTGCGGCACTGTTGCCCGCATTAGTTTCGCTCGTTGCTGTCGCAGCTTGTGCCGCTTGGGCAGCAATTCGATCAGCCGTGGTTACAACACGATCTGCATCAGTAGCAACACGATCTGCAGCGGTAGCGACAGCATCATCACTGGCGCTTGAAGCAGCAGCGACGGCCTCGTCCCGTGCCTGCGTGGTTGTGGCTGCAGCCGCCACTGAGATGCCTTCAGACACACCCGCAGAGTTAGCTGCGTTAATCGCTTGAGCGAGTTCCGACGCCATTGCCGTCTCTGCCCACTCTTTAGTAACAGCATCACGGCTTTCTACAGGGTCACCGAGATCAGCAATACGGCGGAAGCCTGCAGTGTATGCACCGCTCTCGTCGATTAGGAGGGAACCTGCTGCCTTGTTGTCTGCCTCAGACGCGATGTGAATGGCCTGCAGTGCGGAGATGTTGAGGTCTGCGGCAACGAGTACCGAACCATCAACGAAGTCCACCAAACGGTCCTTTGAGGTGTTTCGCCGAACGATGATCACCGCACCAACCGCAGGTGCCTCGTCAAGGGTGACCTGATAGGTATTCGTTAGAGTGAACCCGACCGCATTAGCGTCCACCAGAACTTCGACGAAGGACTTACTGATGTAGTCAAATTCAAATGTGTAGATGGTCGTCGATCCATCACCCACAAAAGTCTTGAGTGTTTGTGCCATAAAGGCCTCCAGTTCTGGCCGCCCCCTGTCAAGGGAGCAGCCGATTATTAGTTAGGGTCTAGTATGTGGGTTACTGTGAGTATTCAGGGAGCGTCCCGGTCACTGCCGAGATCACGTTCCGAACACCGAACATGTTCTGCATCATGAACACCTTCGCAGCAGCTTGGGCGTCCTCCTCAGAGAACTGGTAGTCACCCCGCATTGAGGCTGCGATGCCTCCTGTTGCACGAAACGCACCGTCGATCAGGTCGGCTGAGGGGTTCCCCATAAGGGCACCTACAGGACCACCTCCACCACGCAGTCCAGAGGACCGGAAGTCGAAGATAGGTTCGAGACCAACCGCTTCCCGTGCTGTGTCAAAGCCCAAGGGGAGTACGGACGAGAACGCTGCACGTTGGAAGGCAGCTTTTGCGATGGACTGTGTGTCCAAACGCCGAGAGAGGAACTCTTCACGGTCGTCACGGCCAATAGAGTTGACCTGTTGCTGGGCTGCATAGAACAACCCACCGAAGAACATCGACGTAGCGAAGGCTGAGAAGGTTTCCCAATCGCGGTTGTGAAGTCCTGCGAGGGTCTGCTTCACATATGATGCCATCATGAATGAACGGAACTGGCCGATAGTCTTGCCAAGCTCGTAGCTCATGAAGTCAGGCATGTTGCCAATGTCGTTCTCTTGGACGGACTTCTTAGCCCACCTATCGACACCGTTAACGAAAGCGTTCTTGGCATCCAGATCGTCCCACTTGTCGATGTTTATGCGTTGGACTTTCTTACCCAACATGCCTTCGCTTTGATCAACATGCTTACGCAACTGCGCTTGGATACGAGGTTGCATCTCGTCTGTGATGCCCATGCCCCGCATACGGTTGACGTTAATGCCTCTACGACCTGTCGCGTCATCCATGAACCGTTGCACGATCACACGAGAGTTCATCCGCTGCAGGACCATGTTGACGTGTCCCATACCTGAGCCGACTACGGTTACCCGCTTGGCTCGTTGAAGGACGTGGTCCGCACGTTGCATACCGGAGGCTGCCTCAACAGCCCCGCTCTCATCGAACATCGCGGACATGTTCATACGCTCAAGGTCTGTGCCAAAGCCCCAGATCGTCTCTGCTTCGTTAAGGAAGTCATCAGAGAGCTTGCCTGTCTTAGCGTTGGCGAAGATTTTCTTGAGGGCTGGCATGTTCTGGACGAGAACACGTAGACCACCGTTGCCAATGATGTTTCCCACCTCAGCCAACTGAGCGACACCAAGCTGACCACCAATGCGTGAGAAGTTGTAGTCTCTCAGCATCCGCTGTGCGGTGCGGAAGTTAGAAGCCCCTTCGATTGGGATACCGTGGACCAGCTTATGGGAGTTATCGAGTACCTTCATCTCCTTGTTGAACTTGGCTGTGGACATACCCTTCTCGCTTGCTTCTTTTGCGATGTATCCCTTTACCGTCTCAAATGAAGGCGCATGAACTGGTAGGTTGCCCTCAGCATCCCTAACGCGGAAGTCTTTCAGGAAGTCCTCCATATGACCCGTGGCTGTGACTGAGCGGACATATTGGCCCATCAGCATTTCAGCGTCATCTTCTAGGAAGTCTTCAATACCTACTTCTCGTTTGGTGCCGTTCTTGCTGTATAGGGTTGAGCGGTGTGTCTCATCGAGATCGAGACGCCATTTGGCCGAAGCGATGCGGCCCCGGTCTCCGTTATCACCATCGAAGCGTATCTTATCGGTGATGCGTGTGATGTCCTCAGAGGCCATACCAGCGTCGTCGAGCATCATCTTTAAGGTGTCCATGTCCTGTCCCGCGAGAGCGCGGTTGACATCGAACTGCCCGAAACGCCGCGAACGGATGCTCTTAATATAGGCCTCAGCAATCTTGAAGCTGTCACCATATTCGATCTCATCTACACCTCTTGATTTGCCGGGATTAGCATTACGCCACTTACGACTTGCACTCCGTATGCTCTCTGCGACCAAGCGTTTGACACTGCTTTCACCGAACTCTCCAACAAGATCGTCAAGACGGTCAATACGGTGACGACGAACCATGTAGTTATGGTTTGCCTTCACTTGGTCAAAGCCACGGATGCCTTGCTGCTTGCCGAACTCAAGGAGATCAGCGAACTCTTTCTTCATCTGACCCGCTACTGCGCCCACATGCTTGTTGGATACAGCTTCGATATCACGACGAACAGCTTGGGATACCATACGGTTGAACTGACTGCGCTCATTTACACCATGTTGCCAGAACAGGCCCTTACCTTCGTCCTTCAACCAATCCCGATATGAGGCATTGTATTGACGATAGAAGCGACCCAGTCGGACACGCTCTTCACGGGCCACCTTCTCAGAGACAGAGAAACGGTTTGCTGAACGATCAGCGTTACCTACGCCATCCTCTACCAGCCCACCACCAAGCCTGCGCATGATGTCACTCTCAGAACTCTTGAGGATAGATGAGCGGTCGATACGGGCACCAGCCATAGCGGCGGTTGGAGCGCCTGCGCTGTCTGCAGCAACCTGTTCGGCAGCCGAGAGTTGCACTTCTTTGGGCACCCTAGCAGCGCCCATCGAACCGTCAGCAGTTCCGCCCATGAAGCGAGATACAGGGGAGCCATCTACGAAGTCCCGTTGAAGGGCTGCGGCGATAGCCTTGTCCTCTGGGGTCTTTCCCCGAAGGCCACCGATGGTGCCGCCGAGAACGAAGCCTGTAGCAGCCGAGATCGCGATGTCTTCCCAGCCCATGGTTTGGTCCTGAGACGCGAGGTAGCCGTCGATGCCTGCGTTAACTGCACCCGCAGCCGTACCAGCACGAAGAGCGCGGCCCATACGACCTACCTTTGCACCGTAGATGAAGGGCGCAGCCACACCCTTAGTTGCCGCCGACGCAAGAAGCGCGACAGGGTCGAGGATAGCGGCACCGAGCCGGAGACCTGTACCACCCCAGCCGAGGCCAGCTAAGTCTTGGTCGATCTGCTGCTCACTCTGGAACTGCTTGGCGAGCGCCCGAAGGTGTGCCTCTGAGGTCGCCTTATCAAGCCCCTCTTGGTAGATTGGATCGAGACCGTCAGTCACTTCCTTCCATAGGTCTTCTGTCAGACGGAAGCTACTATCGGGTGTGAACTCTTCTCGGCCCAACTGACGGGCGACGTTCAGTTCAATCCACTCTTCGTTGGCTGCCATCTTAGCGCCATCCCACCATGAAGGTGTTGAAGCTGCAGCCTCTTCGGCTATGGCTCGGTCAACAGCCTGTGAGCGGAAGGACGCAATAGGTGTGTTGGTCACGTTCTCTTGGGCTTGCTCTGAGAAGTTCTCCATAGGTTTGAGATCACTCAGCGCGAGATCGAATTGTGAAGGACCACCTGATGTGCCGCCTGTTGTACCACCCCCGGTGCCCCTCACGAAATCGTAAGAGGTGCCGTTGCGGGAAGCGTTCAGGGCTTCAATGACGTTGCCGGGTTGGACGGTTGAGGCGTTGAGGCCATCACCAGCATAATAACTACGACCAGCATCTGTACCGTTCATCACGGGGAGGCCTGCCCAAGTCTTGGCTAGGTTGTTACCGAACTGCTCGTCAGTGATGTTACCTGCAACCCAGTCGTTGTAGCCGTCTTCGGCCATCAGGTGCATGCCCATCTGGTCCTGAATTTCAGGGGTGAAGAGTTCGTCACCTGTGAAGCCAAGCTGTTTGGTGACACCGTCGAATGTATCTCGGATGATCTGGTAACCACCAACAGCCGAACTTTCAGACCCCGCCGCCACGCTTTGATCTTGCCAAGCACGGACTTCGCGTAGGGTCATCTGTGTGAGTGGCTTCGGTGGCGAGATTGCCGAACCGCTGTAGTAATCCTCGTAGCCCTTTGACGTTTCGGCACTACGAATTAGCCCCAGAAGGGCGTCGGGAGTTGTCGTATTAGACATGAGAGTGTCCTAGATTGAGGGAGGGGGTGAGGTGCCCCCAAAGGGACACCGTTAGTCTGTGAGTGGGTTTGCGAGGCCCATCTGTTCGAACAGTGCGTCGGCTTCTGGCGTCTGCATCTGGTCACGAAGCTCAGTCTTCTCTTCGACCATGATCTCTGTCTCTCGCTCATCGAGTGCGCGGTTAACTGAGAAGTGCCGTTGGGCACCCATGATGGAGGTTGGCAGACCAGCATCGCCTCTGTTCCACAACCAATCGAGGTTGATACGTGGTTCGCTGCCACGCGCAGCCGAGTTCTGCTCTTCGAAGCTCTCAACACGCTCGTTGCGGTCGATGGTCACTTCGATGTTCTCTTCGATTGCAGCCTGTGCTGCCTCTAGCGCTGCCTGAGCGGCTACCTCTTGGGCATGCTGCCATGTGCGCTCGATCTCAGACGTATGGATGATGTTGTCGGCACCCATGATCTGGACAGGCATCGCCACGTTGCCCTTGTAGGCAATGGCCCAGTTGTTGGAGCCATCGTGTGTGGGGATAAGCGTCAGATCATCAGCGTCCTCTCCATGCATCTCTGCGAACTCTTCAAGAGCCGCCACAGAGCTTTCCTCGAAGTGAGACGGAAGGTGGATGTTGCGGGTGTTGACGGACACGCCGTTGATGGTTGTGTGGCTGTTGTCGTAGTCTTCGATTGCAGCTTCCACGGCCTGCTTCTTAGGCACACCGTGTGAGATGTAGAACTTGGCAAGAGCCTCAGTCTGTCCGAGGGCAGCCGCACCATTCGCCAGATCGTCACCGAACATGCCGGGTTGGATGCTGTTGGTCAGTGCTTCAAACTCTTGGCGACCGAAACTGTTGGCCGCTGCAGAGCCTGCTGCCGTTGCTGGCTTAGAGGCCCGCATTAGGGCATCCTCAGGAGACACGCCAATCTGCTCAAGCATGAACGCTGTAGACCACACGTTCTCCGCATCGGTGTTGTTGATGTGACGAGAGCGAAGCTGTGGGGTCTCACCAAGCGCCTTGTAGGTTGCATAGGCACTCATGGCTGTCTCAGGGATTACTGTCTCCCCGTTCTCGCCTGTGGCAGCAGCCTCAGTCAAAGTGAGGAAGCCATCCGACATGAGGTTCTCCCAGACCGGATAAGTTACATCCACGCCGTAGCTCGAAAGCTGTTCAGCCATGACACCGGGAGGCGTCTCGCGGCTTGCAAGCTCGTTCATGCTGCCAACGACAGCGTCTTCGATCATCTTCTCGCGTGTGACTGTGCGCTCTTTTCCTGAGGCGTCAACGTAGGTGTAGTCCTGAATGGCGTACCCCTGCCCGCCTACGACAGCCTGCAAAGCGGAAACCCGAAGGCTGTCCAGTTGGGCTGCGTTATTGGCCGTGACGGTGGCTGCCACACGGGCGTCTGAGTTGGCCTTAAAGAGCCGCTCGTATTCCCCGATAGTGATCTGCTCGTTGTCGCGGAGCTGTGCTGCAGTTTCCAGATCAAGCTGACCTGATGCCGCCTGCTGTTGAAGACCCACAACTGTTGCTGTGTTCTCTTCACGAGCCGCTGCGCCTGCAACTGAACGTGCCTCTGCCAGACGCATCGCTGCTTCTTCGGCGTACTTAGGGCGCGTCATGTAGGAGCCGACAACGGTGCCATCAGGGCCGACGATCTCGGTATTCAGTAGCTGCTCAAGAGCATCCACATTTCCCTCTGAGGCTAACCGTGAGGCCATCCCGAAGATGTTTGTATCCATCTCTGCGAAGGTCATCCCGAAGGCACCCTGATGTTCCCCTTTGAGGGCGTTCAGGGCGGCATTGAGATCGCCACCTTCTGCAGTCGCTGTGGTTACAGCTTCGTATGCCAAAGTACCGAAGTTCTCACCAACACGTTCACGGGTCCAAGTGGATTTCCACTCAGCATGTTGATCACGAAGTTGACCAAGGGTGCCGCCCATCGTGTTCCGGTAACCAGACATGATGAACTCAGAGCCACCGAACTTGTCGAGGTCTTGACCAGCGAACTCAGCGATGAACTCGTCGAGGTTGCCGTTAT